GAATTGAAATTTATGAAATACTGTGACACAAATAATAAGATATTGAAGTGGTCATCTGAAGAAATTATTATACCATATAAATCACCAGTTGATAATAGGGTGCATAGATATTTTCCTGATTTTTATGTCAAATACAAGGATGTAAAGGGTAAAATCAGAGAAAAGGTGGTTGAAATCAAACCAGCAAAACAAGTCAAAGAACCCAAAATGCAAAAAAGAAGAACAAAAAAATATGTGTCAGAGGTATACACTTATGCCACCAATCAAGCAAAGTGGGCAGCAGCAGAAGATTTCTGTAAAGATAGAAGGTGGGAATTTCAAATATTAACGGAGAAGGAACTTGGAATATAAAAATGTGTTCCCTACATCTGTTGTCGTAGGTCAACCTATGATAGGAGAGGTTATGTTGTATCAATACTCAGCAAAATATGCTGAACAATTACCATACTACGATAAGAATCCCATGACTTACATCGTAGCGATGGAAAGTAATGCTTTTTACGGTATCAACCTTCATTACACTAAACCTGCAAATAGATCAGGCACTTTAGACTATATTATAGGTGATAATGATTATACAAAGTTGCCAGGATTCAATAAATACCTAAGATCTTATGTAAGAGGCATGTTCCTACAACTTAAAGGAGAAGATTTGGATAAAGCGTTAGGCATGCGTCTTGAGCAGTTTGTCACTGATTTGGGTAGCGTTGAGATATCATTGACAAATACTGCGATGAGGAGGATGTTGAAATGAGCGAGAAAAAAAATACACCTATATCAATATACGGAAAAGGTAAAAGATTAACAGATACCGTCAAATATACAATTGATGGTGTTAATTATAGGGAGACCATCAGTCTTGATACTGCGAATGGAAACTTTGGTGGGTCACTCAAGATAGAGGTAAAAGATGACTACATTTATCCAGGAACTGATTATTTTGTACCAGTAACTAATAAAGAAATACTTGAAAAAATACAAAAAGATAGTGCTAGGATGAATGAATATGGCACTCACCTGCAGGCGTTGAATAGACTAGATGGTGCTGAAGAAGCATTTGATGCGAGTGGTCTGAAAGATATGGCATATGGTGACAAATCATGGGATAATATTCCTTTACCTGGTAATGGTGGTGAAAATGATACCCCTAAGAATGAGGATAATAATGACAATAAGGTAGAACCCAAAGACACATTTGGTGATTACAAAGATATATTCAAAAAACACCTCAAGTATCCTATTGACATGTTTATAGGTGCTGAAGATGTAGATAACCCTACTAAGGGATCACAGGATTATATCTTTATTGAACAATTCCTGTATCTACCACCTCAACCTGGTTTAGGAGTAAGACCAAATTTTGAAGATAATGAAGCAGGGAAGGCAGCGAGAACCCAATACACAAAGCAACTCATAGGTGATGTTCTTGAACAAGGTATAAGAAGAGGTAGAAATACCTTTGGTGATCCGATGGGCAGTTGTATTCTACCCATACCAAATAGATTGGGAGTTAGTCAAGGTGTAAATTGGGGTGAAGGAAGAGCAAATGCAGTAGAGTTAGGTGCATTTCAAGCAGTATCAGGTGCCACTCGTAATTTGATAGGAAAAGATGGTGGTGGTCTTGTCAAGTTACTTACTGATGGTGCCACACAAGCAAAAAGTGTCTTTAATACCGTGTCAGAACAACTAAGAAATAATGATGGTGGTGCAAATGCAGGTGCTGTTATAAATGCAACTATTGCAAAATCAGTCCTAAGTAGAATTGGAATCAATGTAGATGTTGATCAATTTTTGACTAGAGAAACAGGTGCTGCGATAAACCCCAATTTGGAATTATTATTTGCAGGTCCACAACTTAGAACATTCTCGTTTGTATTCAATTTTGCACCAAATAGCACAGAAGAGGCAAAGATGGTAAGAATGATTCACAGATGGTTTAGGCAGGGTATGTTGGCACAAAAAACCACTGATTTTGGAAATGGTGGTTCATTATTCCTCGGATCTCCAAATGTATTCAGACTTTGCTATAAAAATAATAAAAGAAGAATCAAAGGTTTGAACACTTTTAAGATTTGTGCACTCACATCCGTACAAATTGATTTTACTCCTGATGGTGTATATCAATCATATGATGATGTTGATGCAAGATCACAACCTGTTAGATCTACCATGAAAGTTGATTTCAATGAATTGACACCAATCTTCGCTAATGATTACAACTTAAATGATGGGGATGAACAAGATCCAAGCATAGAAGATCTTGGACTCAATGTAAGAGGTACAAACAAATTTACGGAGGATGACCTAGGATTCTAATGAACTACTTCGATTTATTTCCCAATGTAAAACTTCCCTCTTTCTCAGATAAGAGGAGATCTAGTTACGATTACATTACACTTGTAAACCTCTTCAAAAGGGGTAGAATAAGAGAGGACATTTATGGTAGTGTTACCGCCTTCTCCAAATACTTGGTTCTTGACGATGAGAGACCAGATACAGTCGCTAGAAAATTATATGATAATGAACAACTTGATTGGGTGGTGCTATTATCAAATAATATCATTAATGTTCAAAATGAGTGGCCGATGGGACAATATGAATTCCAGAGATATCTGGATAATAAGTATACAAAGGATCAATTAGGTGAGATACATCATTATGAGACAAAAGAAATCCGTAATTCAAGAGGGATATTATTGCTGCAAGGTGGTTTGACAGTTGATTCTAATTTCACTTACAAATATACTGATGATACTGGTGTTGTACAATCTGTAAATGATGTAGTGTCAGTATCTTATCTCAAACATGAAATTGATAAAAATGATGCAAAAAGGTCAATCAACGTATTACGAAAAAAATATATTGGTCTTATAATTGATGATATGAAGCAAATAATGACGTATACAGATAGTTCACAGTTTGTGAATCGTAAATTGAAGCAAGGTGATAACGTCAGGATTGCAGAACCGAGATAATTTTTGATGCTATCATACTATGACCCCGTTTTGTAGGATGTTTGGTAATTCCACGAGGAATATCAGGTTCATCAAGGTATAAATCATACTCATATTTTGTATTTTTTGGCACTGATAACAAAATGAGTTTTACATTGTTTGCTTTGAAGTGATCAATTATCGCTTGTCTGAAAATGAACTCATCAGTGTCCCCATACTCTTCGCTGTAATAATCTCTATAATAATCAAGATATTTCCTTCCTCTACCTCTGCCAGGATTGATATTTTCCCATTTTCCGTTCAAATGAAATTCTGTGCGATTTTTGTAAGTCATACAAATGACTCCTAAATCATATTTTGTGATATCATGCTCTAATGTGGTTCTAACTATTCTTCGATTACTGCAACCATGCATGGATAAGTCAGTATAATCAATATTCAATTTTTTTGATATTATGTTAGCATAGCGATCATTTCTATCACTTAGTCCATAACCATAACACCAACTGTCACCATTGAATATAATCATAAAAAACCTTAAGGGTAAAAAATACCCCGAATTTTTTTTCGGGGTTTTTTGAAACGAAAAGTCGATTTTGGTACAGATTACTCCTCTGCCAATCGTTGAAAGTATGACAGTGCATCGTCATCAGTGGTTGCGTTAGCAGTCACTGGTTCTGGTGGTGCAGTTACTATCTCCTCCTCTTCAGTTGCAACCTCTGGTGCTACTGGTGGACGTGATGTGTTCAACACTGCATTCAACCTTTTCTCAAGATCACCATATGATTTGAACTGATCAGCAGCAGTGAACTCTTCAAGAGAGTATTGCTTCTTCCAGATCGCCTCAAGAGCATCGTCATCATCAAGAAGTGCACTGGTTGCAGAGAACTCAGATGAATCGTAGTTACGATAACCTGCTACATTCTTTGCCTTCAACTTGAAGTTAGCACCCTTCCAAAAATCGAACGGATCGATTGCTTCTTCATCCTCGAACTCAGGTTGCATTGCTGCTGTGAGTTTATCAAAGATCTTCTTACCAAACTTATATAGAAATACTTTACCTTCGTTCTCAGGATTAGTAGGATCCTTTACAACATAGATGTTACTAATGTATGTAAGTTTCCTCTTCTGCTTACGTGCGAGGTCTTTGTCTGCATCGTTGCCACTGTTCCATAACAGACGATTGTACTCAGATACTGGATCTTTACCACCAAGGGTAGTAAGACTGTTCTCTATGTACCAACCACCAGGTCCTTGAAAAGCATGTGACCATACTTTTGCCCATGGTAGTTCTTCTCCGTCAGGTGCAGGTAGGAAACGGATTACAGCATAACCGTTACCTGCTTTGTCGACCTCTAGTTTCCATAGTCTGTCGTCGGCACCGTTTGTGCCTTTGCTGTTCATTTTTTCTATCTCTGTGGTCAACTTAGATGTCAAGTTGCCAAGGCGAGATTGTTTTTTTAGATTTGCAAATGTCATGAATTTGACTCGTAGTATTCGTCGTATTGAATAGATTGGTGGATTAACACCTTGCATACGCAAGTATAGTATAATACACTATTTATACGTTGTCAACAAGAAATATATATTATAAAGTTTTTGATAATATGAATCTATTAGTTACTTTTGGATGTAGTTGGACATATGGTGTTGGGAGTTGGTATGATAAACCTATTTCAAATGAAGAGTTTGCTATAGTAGCTAATAAATTAGATAAGGAATATGAAAACAAGACCTCTTTTCGTGCTCTTCTTGCAAAAAAACATGGTTACCATAATATAAACTTTGCACTAATGGGGAGTAGTAATCAAACTCAAATGAGAAGAGCACAAGAATATTTCAATACAGATGATTATAAAAAATATGATAAGGTGATAGTATTGTGGGGAATAACTTCCACTGCAAGAGGTGAGGCGTGGATAAAAGGTCATCCTAATAAAGAATCTGAAGTGCGTAGTAATATGAGAGGAGAATTCAAATCATTTATGTACACCTTTAAAATTGGATTGGCAAAGGAGATAAGAAATTATCATTACAATCATGAAGCAGAGGTGGGAAGATTAGAGACACATATGAATCATTGGAACTCATACTTTAAATTGCTAGGAGTAAAAAATTATTGGTTTGATACATTCAATCATCATGATTATGATGTACCAACTATGATATTTCGTTATGAAAAACGCAGAGATCTCATGTCTAAACTATGTAAATCCATGGGTAAATCATTTGATAGGGATGGATATCATTTCTCAGCAATCGCACCAGATTGTGATAGACTTGTTTACCTAAAGGATAAGGGGATAATAAACCCCCACTCGATGCACCCTACAACGAAAGGTCACATTATGATTGCTGACATGCTTGATAAAGAAATATCATGGTAACATCGAACTCAGTAGTGCGATAATCCTATCTGCTATTTCTCTATGACCCTCTGCACTAGGATGATTTCTAAGTGTTTTCTTTATAATACCATCATCAACATCTATATCAAACTGAAGGTCTGATGACTTCGATCTTCCTATCATTATTAATGGAACACCATACGCTTTACAGTGACTTTGAATTGCAACCTGATACATTTTTTCATTACTTATAAAAAATTTTTCATCATGAATTCTAAAATACTCTCTCCAAAATCGTACATCAAGAGGATCTTTACCACTGAGATCTTTTCTATCATCAACTCTCAACCACTCCTTACCATTATGATATTCCGTTCTCCACATTGGTGCCATTTGTATGATTGCTGCATCAAACTCTGAAATGTGTCTCTTGTTCAATAACATTTGCCTTACAAGTCGGTGATTGCCACCGCCACCCCTTGATATATTATAATCCTCTATTCCAAAATGATCACATACTAATCCAGAAAATCTTATTTTTTTCCGTCTTGCTTTGTTAAGTTCTGCACCATTCGTATCAGAACTACCATCAAAATAAAGTTTTTTAATTGTCATAGTAGTTTTAGAATGTCATTCATAATTATCTTATGACCAACCTCATTAGGGTGACCAAATTTTGCTCGGTTCTTACCTACACGTTTTCGTATCTCGTCAATATCTAGGAAAATATATTTCCTTCCATGAAGTAAATTCATAATCGCATGACAACATATATCTTTATCAATTTTACCGTATGCTTCATGATAATATGTCTCATAGTATTCTTCCCAAAATTCATTCATATTTTTTTTATAAATTTCTGTATTTTCATGCTTTACAGGATGCTTGATTCTGATCCACTCATTGCCATTATAATATTCTGTTCTCATAATTTTTGTGAGTTGTATAACAAAAAGATCATAGGATGACAAATCTTTCTCAATAAGATTTCTAACTATTCTTCGATTGCTACCACCATTCAAAGCAAAATTATATTCCTCTGCACCTAATTTGTTCGCCAGTATTTTACTATACCGAGTCTCTTCTGGATTTTGCAGTTCTGCACCATGAGTGTAAGAGCAACCGTCAAAGTAAATCCTCATAGTAGTTTCAAAATATCATTCATGATTATTTGATGAGTATCAGTGCCCATATACCACCCACTTACATAGTCCTTTCCTTTTTTATATAATAAATCAACTGGCACATTAACCTCTTTATCACTGTGCATATACATTATAATGTGTTTATGATTCATAAGTATGTTCTTCATGGTCAAAAAATACATTTGCTCATCGATTTTACCTTGTTCATCCGTGTATACTTTTCTGAAATAATGGAGATAATACTCTATCATCTCTCGTTTTTTATCACTTACTTTATTGATTTTATATCTCTCTTTATGTCGTTGAGAAACATGTACATCATTCAAGGATATAACATCACCTTGCCATATTGTATGATAGTCAATCAAGTTATCTTTATCCTTTTTCATCGCAACATAATCTATTTGAAAGAGTTCTGAGTCTCCTAATACTTTAGGAAATTCTCTCCATATATAACCAACTGAAATCCAACTTCTATCCTCTCTATCATAATATTCAAACCTATTTCTCTTCGTCATTTGTATGACAAACAAATCAAAATCAGATAAATTATGTTCTAATAAATTTCTTACGATTCTTTTGTTATTACCATTTCTTTGAGCGAGATTATATTCTTCAGCACCTAATTTTTCACACAATAACTTAGGGTATCTCTTATCAACACGTCCAGTGCGAGAAAAACCCCCAGTTTTTGCACATCCATCAAAGTATATTTTCACCTTCTTCACACTTTGATTTGTATGCCCACTCTGTTGTGTGACCTACAGACCATTTGTCTGAGTTCTCAACCATGTAATTCTGCGAGCAAACTTCAAAGTCAGGTGCAATAGTATTGTCAGATATAAGACTCTGATCTTTCCATATGATTCTATTGTTTGGTTGCAATGCGAACTGTCCATTATCAAGTGCTATACAATTAAATGACTTGTGTTCTGGATCGTCTTGACTATAGTTTGTATTGAGTGTCGATGATTCAGAGTGGCAATTATCAATTGTGAAACAATATTGTCCTTTATGCATCTTCCTATCTTTACCAAAGAATTCACACCTATTCAGCAATGGTTTCTCTATGACTGTCAAGTTATAATCAAAACAATCCCATATCTGTAATGTGTCAAGTGGTAGCAATTTGTCTGGATCATAGTCTGTCTTCCATACAAAGGCACTGATAGGTAACTTATCAAACAATGCACCATAATCATACAACAATGTCTCAAAGTACAATGCCTTGTGCTGTACACTTTTGACTGAGATCCATGTGCCAGGTGTTGTTTCACCATGACCTTTTTGATGATCGTATAGAAATTCTTTCCTCACGTGCACAGAGTAAGGAGGTAAATTGTGCACTAAAAATGCCATTATGAATTCAAATTTTTTTGTACTTGTTCAAGAGTTTGTTTCATGTTAGAAAATATTGATCCCATGTCAGCATCACCAAAACCTAATTCTTTTGCATGTGATGTAATATAATCTTTCATTTTCTTTGCTTCTTTGTCTTCTGATAAAGACAATCTTGTCCACATGATTTGTTGACGTTCAAGTAATTCTTTGACAGTATCTATGTGATCAGACTTTGCCTCGTTGCTCATCATTGGAAACTTGAGTATGACATCATACAATTCTTTCTGGAGAGATGTAATCTCATCCATCTCCGTTTTCACTTGTTCAGACTCGAAAAATTTACTCATATCTCTCCTTGATTTTACTCATAAGATACTGCCTATACTTGTCTTTGTCAATATTTAGAAACGGTATATACTTTCTAATTTTCATACCAACTACCTTCCATACAGGATCTTTCAATTGTTCATCGTAGTCCTTACAATATCCAAATAGTTTTTCATAAACACACATCTCCTCTGCACTTATGTTACCTGCTAGATGTTCCTTAAGAATAGGTGGGTGACCATTTGATGCATCAAAAAATTCATCGTATGTATATTGATCTAAAAATTCTTCGGACTTTTGTTTGAAGTGATAGAATAAACTTTCGTTTCTTTTTTGCCACTCTTTATACACTGTCTCACCAGACCTTATGATATTACCTATCCATAATCCCTGTGGATTATCTGTGTCCACAAAATTTGCAAGGAAAAAATTCTTGATCTCAGGATCCTTATACTTCCTTGACATTTTTTCAAAGAAGTATCTATCTTTTCTCTTGTAAAAAGAATCTATTTTTGCTCTTGACTTACCTCCATATTTTTGGTAGTCATACTTCTCTTTAGTGAAGTGATTTTTGTACGCAAGGTACTCTTTGTAAGTATCAAATGGTGTCAATGTAGGCAATGGATTTCTCCTCAGATAGCAAGAAACTTCGCTCTTGAAGTTCTCTTCAAATAATTTAGATTCATCGCATTACCTTTCAACTTTTCTTTCATGGGTTTAGAGATGAGTTTGGATACAGATTCAATCTCAATACTATTCTCTTCACAATAGTGGCAGATTGCTTCTATGTAATTCATATCAAGATTGTTTTGTACAAGGTTCTCAATATCATTTGTAAACTTATCTTGACATAAGAACTTGTTCTTTAGAACTGCTCTCATTTCATTTTTGGTTGCCATTTAATTTGTCCTCCACAAATTTTTCGATGTACTTGACTAATAATCTCATATACTTCATCTTATC